AACAGCAATGGGTTCAAATTATTGGATGATTCACGCTCACGATTCTGGAGATAAAGTTGATATGTGGTGGATGAAGCCATCTGATGTTAATAGTAAATATTCTTTGGTCAACGATGTTCAAATATTATATGGTGGTAGTACAGGAACTGGCAAAAGAGTTGATGTTTCTTTCTCAAATAAACACTTTTCTTTTAAGTTAAATATTAGAAACAAATCGGGGGGTGTTTATCCCACAAACATAATGTTAGATTATAAAACATTAAATATACCAACTAAAGTGACGATATAATAAGTAAGATAAATAGAAGTAAATGCTTGACTTATGAGCAAAATTGTGTTATAATGGACCCATAAAGAGTACAAATGTATAAATTTAAAGATAAAATAAAACAAATAGAAGTTCTTACTGAGGCTAGTTCAGGTAAGAATCTACATCTTGAACATCTTGAAGACATTGTATTAGATAACGGTGTAGCAGGTACTCGTGAAGCTATTAACTTCTTACAATCATTAAGAGATATGTTAGCTGGCAGTTCTACATCAAAAGTTAATATCACTACAAAATGGGACGGCGCTCCTGCGATATTTGTTGGTATTAATCCAGAGAATAAAAAGTTCTTTGTTGGAACAAAAAGTGTCTTTACAAAGAACGCTAAACTAAATTATACAAATGCAGATATAGATAAAAATCATCCTGCTGAAGGTCTTAATAAGAAACTAAAAACATCATTAAGATATTTACCAAAACTTGGTATCAAAGGCATCTTACAAGGTGACATGATGTTTACTAAAGGTGACATTAAGAATGAAACGATTGATGGTCAAAGATATAGTACATTTGCACCAAATACAATTACATATGCAGTGCCGGATGATTCAAGATTATCAAAGAGTATGAAAGCTGCTCATGTGGGAATTGTATTTCACACTTCATATGCTGGCCAAACAATGGAACAAATGAAAGCAAGTTTCAATATNGATATTAAAAANTTAAGTACAACCAAAGATGTTTGGTTNCGTGATGCAGANTTTACTGATACATCTGGTACAGCTACATTCACATTACAAGAGACTAAAGCTATCACTAGAATATTATCTGATGTTGGTCAANTATTCAGACAGGCAAGTCCATCAGTAATGAATAGAATTAAAGATAATTCAGTAATTAGACAATACATTAAAGTATTTAATAATAAAAAAGTTAGAGAAGGCGAAACAATTAGAGATACAATGCAACATACTAGACAACTCATTCTAAGTGTTGAGAAACAAATGAATGATAATATATTGGCTGCCAAGAGAGCAGAAACAAAAAGAAATCGTCAACTAGAGAAATCTGAAGTGATGCGATTCTTCCGTAATTATGCAAGTGAACTAAAAAGAATATTTGATATACAAAATGGCGTAACTGAGGCTAAACTGATGATAATTAATAAACTTCAATCAGTAGACCAAGTAGCAAGAACATTTATTAAAACGGATTCTGGTTATAGAATAACTGCACCAGAAGGTTTCGTTGCAGTTGACCATTTAAAAGGTAATGCAGTTAAGTTGGTTGATAGATTAGAATTCAGTCAATCAAATTTTAATGCCGCTAAGGCTTGGAGTAAATAAACATGGCATATGATATTAATGCAATTATAGCAGAATATGGAGACGATGATTTCGGCTTCAGTTCAGTGTTTGATACTGTATCTGAAAAAGATTACAAAAAAGTAATTGAAGATGTAGCTACACAATCACAAAGAGAAAAGAATTCAACAGTCGAGGAATATGAAGAGAAGTTAGCAGACNTAGAGAAATTAGTATTACCATTCTTTAGCAAACTACTTAAAACTGCCGATAAAGAATACATATATTGGCCAAAAAGAAAAGAATCTGTTGAACAACAAATTCAAAAAATACTTACATTGACAAGAGGATAGTTTGTTGTTAAAATTTGACTCTTTTCTAACAACAAACCTCATGTCAGAAAAAACTGATACTTTGGGTGGGTTGACTATATTTGATATAGATGATACCCTATTCAAAACTACTGCAAGAGTTGTAGTACGAAAAGGTAAGAAGTTGGTAAAAAGATTAGAGACTGGCGGCTATTCTAAATACAGATTAAAACCAGGCGAATCATTTGATTTTTCTGAGATGCAAGATGCAGAAAAGTTTAATAAAGAATCTAGACCAATTAAAAGAATGATGGCAAAGGCAAAGATTATTCTTAAAAACGCCTTAGCTACAAAAAAGAGTAAAGTTATTGTTGTCACAGCAAGACAAGATATGAATAACAAAAAAGTATTTCTAGATACTTTTAGAAAACATGGTTTTGATATTGATAAAGTTAGAGTTGAGAGAGCTGGAAAAATAACAGATACACCAACACCTAGAGCAAAAGCAATTATCATACATAATTACTTAAAGACTGGTCAGTTTAGTCGTGTAAGATTGTTTGATGATAGTTCAGCTAATCTAAGTGAATTCTTAAAATTACAAAGAATATTTCCAGAGATTAAGTTTGAAGCTTTCTTGGCTAATAAAAATGGTTCTGTAAGAACAATTAAAGAAGAGTATGGCGCTGGCGAAATTGGTACTACGGAGTTGGTGAATAAATACAAGAAAGATACNCCTTACTCTACTTCTAAAGGGAGTTTTAAAACNTGGAAGAAGATAGCAAAAGGTGTAAACAGAGGTAAAGACGGACGAACAGTACAAGATGCTGGTTCAGGTCATAATCCAAATGGATTTGGCAGTCTGTAAAAATGAAGTTTTAATATTTATTATATAAGGAAATTTATATGAAAGACATGGTGATTGGTTGTATTACAGGATACAATTTTGAGAAAATCAAACCTTGGGTCAATTCTTTAGACCGTTCTGGTTTTACTGGAACAAAAGCTATGATTTGCTACAACATAGATTATGAAACAGTTGATGAATTAGTCAAAAGAGATTATTCAATTCTCGCATTTGGCAAAGACGAAGAAAAACGAACATTCAAATACCCTAAAGAAGACTTTCAAATTGTAGTAGAACGATTCTTACATCTATGGTATTTACTCAAACGAATGAAAGGTCAATATAATCGAATCATCACAACTGATGTTAAAGATGTTATCTTTCAAACTAATCCATCAATTTGGTTAGATGAGAACCTTGGTGATAAAGAAATCAATGTTGCTTGTGAATCTATTGCATATAAAGATGAGGAGTGGGGAACAAATAATCTAATGAAATCTTTTGGTCCATTAGTACATGAAGAATGTGTTAATAATCCTATATACAATGCAGGTACAATCTCTGGTAAATTTGATACTATGGTTGATTTGTTTTTGAANATATACATGTTATCAAATAGTACTAATCATAATATAGAAGGCGGTGGAGGTCCAGACCAAGCTGCATTGAATGTATTATTNCAAATGAAGACATATCAAGATATTACCAATTTTGCAAATAGTGAAGATGGTTGGGCTGCACAATTAGGCACAACAGGACCACAAATAGCAAAAGAATATGGTGATAAACTTCTTGAACAATCTCCTATTATGAAAGATGGAATGGTTTGTACATCAGAGGGAAAACCTTTTGCATTAGTACATCAATATGACCGAGTACCAGAATGGAAAGAATCTATTGAGAAAAAGTTTGAAGATGATGCAGAAGAAGTAAAAAAACTTAACGAAAATTGGATTAATAGAGAAAATGAACAAAATGAAACAGCCTAAACCAGGCATGGAAACATTTATAAATTCTAAGAATGTAATATTTGTTCCAGTGGGAATACCACTAAACTATCATGAGAATTATGATAAAGATAATCATTGGCGTTCTACAAAAGGAGAAGAAAGAGACTATTCAGTTGTAGCTTATAGTTATAATGATTGTCCGGTTGAAGATGATAGTTATGATATAATCCAAAAAGACACAGGATTTAAGTGGGAAATGGTAAAACATTTTCTTGAGACTTATGATTATCGTGACTATGAATATATTGGTCTTTGGGACGATGACTTAGTTACTGATATTAAAAATGTAAATCGTGGCCTAGAGATTGCTAAACAAGAAAATATTAAAATATTTCAGCTATCTACAATGTATGGTTCTGAGTGCAGTCACAATATACTTCATCAAGATACTTCAATGAAATATAGTTTAACTAATTTTAATGAAGGCATGGGAGTGTTTATTCATTCATCATTGATACCTAAATTAATAAAATTTATGGAATATCATGATGTTAAAAGTGGATATGGATTTGATTGGATATTATCTGCTATCACCAAAGAAAAGTGTGGTGTAATACATGCTGCTTCAATGTACCATCCAGGCAAACACACTTCGTATGATGTATCAGAAGCAAATGCTGAAATGGCAAAAATATTTACTGATGTTTATCCTAAATTTATGAAAGATGTTTATGATGAAGACATAAAGAGTTTTGAACCAGAATATAAATTACATGAAGTTACACTTAGAGAATCTGATGAATTGAGGACTGATTGACTTGACAGAGCCAATAAAATTCATAAAGAAAAAATCAAACAATGATGCTCAGATTAAAGGTCGAAGTTATTCTAGTAATACAAGCAAACTACTAAAACATATGGACAGATTGGTTGACTTACAACAAGGTAAGAAACCAAAACCAATAATGATTCATATGTCACCATGTAATCCTTGCAATCTCACATGTTCATTCTGTTGTTTTGCTAATAGAGCAATGAAAGAAATGCTTACAGTTGACCAGATGAAGTCTGCAATTGACCAATTTCACGCTCTTGGTGCAGAAGGACTAGAGTTTACTGGTGGAGGCGAACCGACTCTTCATCCAAAATTAGATGAAGTAGTGGAGTACGCTTACAACAAAGGCATGAAGATTGGTATATGTACAAATGGTTCTTTACTTAAAAAGATAAAGACTTGGCATATGTTTTCATGGGTAAGATTAGGCATGTATGCATGGGACGAAGAAAAACCTTATGAATATCATCTTGAAGTTTTTGATGGTCTAGACCAGGTAGAACTCTCAGCTGCATATGTTTGGGACGGAGCAATGGAAACATCGACTAATCCAAATGTAACTGGTGAATGGTCTGATGATAAAGCAAGAAGACTAAAATCAAATGATTACAAAGAAGAAAACTTCTTAAAGATGTTGATGTGGGTAGAAGAAAAGAAAATACCAACTAGAATAGCTTTTAATGCTATCAAGGCAACAAAGATTGTAGAACAAGACATTGAAAAAATAAGAAGTCTAATAAAAGTCCACGAAAAAGAATTTGGTAAATTGCAATATGCTTTCTTATCTGATTTCAACTTCAAAGGTGAAAGAAGAAATGATAATTGTTATATGCACGGAGTTAAGCCATTTGTATTCACTGACGGAAATGTTTATGTTTGTCCATCAGCTGAATTAGCACCAGAAAATCTATATCGAGTGAATGATGAATTTAAACTATGTGATATTGAAGGCATCACAGATTTCTATAACACTCAAGAAGGCGTAGATAATTTTACAAGGCACCATGATTGTTCATATTGTAAGTATGCAATGCAAAATGAATTAATAGATGATGTTTTAATGCCCACAAGACACAATGAATTTGCTTAAAGGATATTATGAGTTATATTGATAAGACACAAAAATATGAAGTTTTTAATAAAGATTACTATGAAGATGGAGTCCGTAAAAGAGTTAGTGCTTATGAACAATATCGTTGGATGCCAGAAAGAAGTATTCGTGAAGCCTCATCTATTATAAACAACATTGAATTTAAAAATGTATTAGATTTTGGTTGTGCTAAAGGATTTATGGTTCATGCATTGAGATTATTAGGTAAAGAAGCATTTGGTGTCGATGTATCTGAATATGCAGTTGAGAAGTGCCACCCAAAAGTTAAAGATTATGTATCTAAAATTGAAGCAGTAGAAGATATCAAAGGTGGTTGGGACTTAATCATTGCTAAAGATGTATTAGAACATATACCAAAAGATGAGATTATATCTGTATTAAAAGCATTAAGAGCTAGATGTAAATCTATATTTGTTGCAGTTCCTTTAGGTGATGGCGAGAGATATCGTATTCGTGAGTATGAAATGGATATAACACATGTAACAAGAGAATCAGAAGAATGGTGGTTAACCACTATCGTAGAAGCTGGTTTTAAGATTAAGTATTTTGACTATGAATATGGTCATCTAAAAGAAAACTGGACAGGAGAACACCCATACGGTAATGCCTTTATTGTAGCTGAATAAATTCACTCCCAGCGGTTATAAATACTAAATACCACATTAACTAACTGCTGTAGAGGCGGAAATGAAATTCAAAGAATTTGTAGATGTTATAGTTGAAGCAAATGAACGGCATGCCGCTATGGCATTTGGCCGTCTCCAACCACCTACAACAGGTCACGCCAAGTTAGTCGATAAAGTTAAGAGTGTAGCTGCAAGATACAAAGCAAGTCATCATGTAGTTCTATCACATTCTAACGATGCAAAATCCAACCCTCTATCAGCTGCACAAAAAGTAAAACACGCTAAGAGATTCTTCCCTAGAACAAATATAACAACCTCATCAAGAGAACACCCTACATTTTTGCACCAGGCGAAAAAATTACATCAAGCTGGCAACACACATTTGCATATGATTGCAGGTGGCGATAGAATACCAGAATTCAAAAAATTATTAAACAAATATAATGGCACACACAAAGGTGCAATG